TCCGTACATAGTTGATCTCCCTATTATACTTTTCTGAGTGCGTAGATGAGTCGATAATCCTCGACCCACCCGCCGTTGTGGTAGACGTATTGGGCGCCAGTATCGACGGCATGGAAGGTTGAGCCCTCAGGGGCATCGGTGACCTCCATGTGATCACCCTCCTGCCCGTTCCATCGCTTTATCGTCGTTTCAAGGCATACGGCCATATAGCGCCTCCTTTTATGCAGCCGCTATATAAGCGCCTGCGGTAATCGGCACATACATAATCCTGAACTTGACTGTCCCGGAAGTAGCATCAGCCGTGCCGCCCGTGCTGGTTATGGCCCCGACATGATCTATTCCACCGAGCTCAATCATCGCATTGCGGGTCAGCGATATGCCGGGTTTCGCCGCAAGAATAGGCGCGGTATCAAGGGCTGTTCCGCTCAGGGTCACTCGCTGCCCCTGCGCGGCATTGGCGCAGGAAGCACTGGCCCCTGAAATATCGGCGGCATCTACGGCGGGAGTTGAAAGGTCGAAACTGAATGTTAAGGTGGTCGCGTCGGCCCCGAGCGCGGTAACGACTTCCATTTCAAGCCAGTTTACAAGCACCAGGCCGTAAACGGTGAAAAGGCTTTTCGGTGTGCTAACAAGGGCAGCAGTCGCGTTAAGCGTCGCCGTTTCAACGATCAGGCCGTGGAAAATATCGCCTATGCGTTCTTGGGTTGAAGGATTATAATTCATTTTGAAATTACTCCTTTATGGGAAAGGCGGCCATTTTTCAGGCCGCCCCGTTAAATTACGCTACAGCCGTCGGAGGGGTCGTCTGTTGGTAGCGGACACCATCCAGGATGGCGACGGCACTCACAAAGTTGGACGCATGGCCCGCATCGAAACCGAGGGATACCCAATCGCGCCCAGAGGTGAGCTTCGCAGCATCGACATAGATTGCCA